TCTATAACTCCATGTTCCGGTAACTGCATTTCCACCCAATATTATGCTTGTTGTTCCATTACCGTATTGATATCTGGTTCCATTTGGTCTATATACAGCCCAATAGGTGTCACTAGATACATTGATATCAATTCTAATAGGAACAACGGTTACGATTTCCGCATCATTTTCATTTACTATAGAGTTTATTCTAGTTATAGAAATAGTTGCATCTCCATCGTTAACGACATCATTAATATTAGAATTTGTATAAACTAAACTAATTGGTGTCGTGTTAACATTATATCTTATAACACCACTATTTAAAAGATTAAAATCGTATAAATCATATGGTGTTTGTACATATATTCCTCCACCTATAGTTGCATACATTCCAGATAAACTATGAGTTCCGGAGAGATATAGATTACCATTAGTTTCCAACCCTTTAACTATAGTTCCAGCTGTCATTTTTTGAGAGCTAAGAGTTAATGTTTTGGTTCCGTAATTATATGAAAACTTATTTGTTGCTAAAGGATCAAATACTATATTATTTTGAGCAACATCTAAGACGTTTCTATAATTGTATAAATCACTTGATGGTATTCCACTTAAGCCAGCAGAAGTTGTTCTGAAATATGAGAGATAATCATATACTTGTTGTAAGTCGTTAAATACTGAATATGTACTTGTTACACTGACATTTGTTTGATTGACAAATGAATCGAAAACATAACTTGGTTCTATATTAATAGTAACTCCGTTTAATGGATTTACTGAAAATGTTCCTTCTATAGTTTTGTAATTATATTTTCCTATTTTATAGGACCATATTCCAGTTGATCCGTTTGGTAATGAAATTGAACCATTTGAATTTTGGTAATATTGTAATGTTCCGTTATTATCAAAAATAGAAATATAACCACCATCTAAATTTGTTATATTTAATATGGTTGGATTTACTAATAGTGATACATTTCCACTAGAACTATTAACAGTACTATTATCTAATGTTATAGTAAGTAATCCAGCTCCAGAATTTTGAACATTATCTACAACGCAATTTTTGTATGTAATACTCGTTGGAGTATTACTATTATATCTAACATTTGTTATGTTTGTATTTTGTAAATTTTGTGTAGTATTTATGAATACGGTTCCATTAACATTTATGTATGTTAAATTAGAAGAACCTGATAGATATATATTTCCTGTCGTTTGTATAGTATCAAATCTATTTCCAGATGATAGTGTTGTCGTTTTTAACGTCAATTTTTTTGAAGAGGATAAATATTCAAAATTAGTAGAATAAGTTCCATCCATTACGATGTCATTAGAACCAATATTTAAATTATTTCCAATTTTATTTGTAATATCTATATAATAAGATGATGTTGGATTAGAATATGTCCAATATGTACCTTCAGAATATAAATAATCTAAATTATATGGGATTGGGTATGCTGAAACTTGATTTTCTGTCAATATTATACTTGTATCAATAGTTTTACTTACATTAGTATCGACATTATATCCATACCATCTAACATCTTTAGTTAATGGTGATATTGTTAAACCATCCAAATATATATAACCAGAAGTTGAACTACTTCTTCCTTTTATTGATATAGATATATCACCAGTAGAATTTGGAATAAAATCATATTCAAAAGAATGCCATGTATTAGCAACATTTGGACAAGTAAATGTTTGATCAATACCTAAACCATTAAATGAAATAGTAGGTAGCACATCTGTACCATATGTGGAATCGAATCTAAGATTTCCTTTTATTTTTAATGCCGTTCCAGCAACTCCTTTTATCGAATCTTGGAAATTGAAAGGTATGTTTGCGGATCTTGGTTTAATTCTAATAGAAGTTATTCCGTTTTTTCTTATAGAATTATCAGAATTTGCAGTATATTGAGCATTTATTCTTCTATTTTCAATCGATATGTTATTTGGATTGAATACATCCATAATCCAGTTTTCACCAGATGGTTCGTTTCCATCTATCACATAAGACGTATCGGTAAGTCCAGTTGGAAAAGAGCAGTTATTATAAAGCATTTTACCTGATTGCGCTGCCCACGTCCAAGATAATTTTGAGGTATTTAACGGTAATACAAAATTACAATTTTCGTATATTAAAGAACCATACTCTCTAGCACTATTATAAAAAGCAGCATTTCCTGATTGATTTTTAAAATTACAATTAATAAACTTAATATTGAAAAAATTTGCATAGGTTAAAAATATAGCTCCATAACTATTTCCTTTATAATTTAAAAAAGAATCTTTTACGGTTGTGTTATATGTACCACCTAAAGAAAATGGAGTAGCCGCATTATACACATAACAGCGATTTATAAAAGTAGAAAGTCCACCACTAAATCCAAAGGGAATCGCAGCATTATCCACATCACACCAAAAACACATATCATTAAAGCTTAATGATCTGTTTGAATTTAAACTACCCATGATCTGGTTTGTATTGGGCGAATAAGAATGATCAAAAGCAATATGTGAAAAGGTGAGATCTCGATATGCTCTATAAGCATATGATGCTAAACCAGCAACGTTTCTAAAAGTAACATATGATATTGTTGTTTTTGTTGAAGGCGAAGCAACCCAACAACAAACTCCTCCACCCCAAGAGGTGTTAGCTGCCGCTGATGCATCAGTGGTCAATATTATATTTGAAGTGAAATTGCTAATTTTTGTATTATAAGCTCTGTTGAAATTTAAAGGAACCGTTATTGGAACATTTTTACTGCCTGTGACATAACCAGCTGCTATATAAGTAACTAAACATCTTGTAGTGTCTAAAGTATCCGACTCCAATACCAATTTATCACCAACATTCCAATTTACTGCACTATTTACTGTAATTGTAGTAGATCCGCTTGATGCTGCGGCATCCAAAAACGTATTTCTAGTTTTTTCTATACCATACATGGATATATTACCAGCTTGTAAGTCATATGCAGTTTGAGATCTTGGCATTATAATAGCAGAATTTCCTACTACATCTACGTTCCTAGTATTGCCAGATAAATAAATTATCGATGATCTGAGTAATGGGTCTGTTGGAGTTCCCCAATTAAAAAAACTATTAGTTCCAACATATAATGCTCCTTTTATTGTTATAGAAGTATCCACATCTCTACTTGCTTTTAATTCCCCACCACCACTTAAAAAAATAGCCCCTCCATTTAAAAATTGAGTTTGGTCGTTAAGATTGCTTGCAAGTGGGTTTCCGATTGATCCTCCATTTCCAAACACACCAGATGGTAAATTATACGTAACAACGTGTGGTCCTCTTATTACAATCCTATCATTTCCATTAGATTGCGGTGGTTGACCAGCATCTCCTGATGGCGTGTTAACAGCATTAGCTGCTGTTAACCAAGTTGTTGCTGAATCCCAATCACCAGTTTGTTTAGAAATATACGTTGCCATGTTATAGTATTATTTATATGATAATTTGTTTTTTTGCTACTAAATTTGATAATATTCCACCGGAAAAAATTTCATAGAATGAATCCTCACTTCCGTCGGTTGCAATATATCTATAATATGTTTTATCTGTTGAAGAAGTAGCATAAACATATGTATATACATCTCCAGAACCTATAGATGAATTTAAAGTAGGTTCAATTTTAAATCCTCTAACCAAAGTAGTCCAATCTATAAAAGTTCCGTAAAATTTTGAGTTTGAAGATAAGTTTCCGGTCAAGGTTCCTCCAGATAACGGGAGGTAGTTAGTAGTTAAAAAAGAATTTGTTGCGTCTATAGTATATTCTACTAAATCATTATCTGTTGTTCCGTTTTTATACCAATATTTTTTTGGAACTCCGTTTATTACTAATCTTACTTCTAAAGATTTAAATCTTACTCCAGATGGAATAGATGAATTTGCTTGTGTTTTTGCTGCCGCTTCGTTTATTCCTTCGTATGGACCAGACCAAGCGTCGGTTGGAACAGGATTAAGTGGTTGTATTCCGAAAGGTAATTGAAATCCGTTTGTTAATGCCATAAAAATATTTACCCTCTAGTTATTTCGTGTCTGTGTCCATTTGGAGTATATGGTGTAGCTATACTACAAGTGTAAACCTTATATGAATATGGGTTTCCGGAATAATCATTTACATTAAAAGGATTATTAACGTATGAAGTAGTAAGATTAGCGTCAGAAGCATCCCTATCTCTTACTAAAGTAATAGAAAGAGTATTTGGCATAGCTACTGTAAATTTAGTAAAAATGTTTCCAGTTTGTAAATCAAATGGATTTGATCCGTTTGTAAACATTCTTCCGGTTAATCCTCTTACTTGGGATGAATTTACTGGTGCTACTGAAGAAGAAGCATAGAAAATCATATTATAAAATGAAATTGTCGCTTGGTTTCCGATTGTTCCTTGATATCCATCGAATGCTGATAATCGATAGTATACGTTATTGGCTGAAGATGCTCCAGCGGGAATATGATTTGTTAATGAAACCGAAGCGGTTGGACCTGATATAGAAACAGGAGTTCCGATAGTTGTCCATGATCCAGAATCAACTTTAAATTGAATTATATAACTAACTAAATCAACATAAGGAGAATTTCTGGTTATAGTTGCCGTTATATTTGAATTAACATTAGACTTCTCTCTAACTGTATTTGTTTCTGGAGACGTTATTGTGTTATATGCTGCTATAGTGGGAGCAGGAACTGTAGGTGATGAATATGCTGCTGGTGTTATTGCTAACGCCGCTGACGCCATAGCTCCGATAGTATCTGTTACTATATATCTATAATTAAAACTTTGAGTGTTAAACGGAGTATCTGTTAATATATGATTATAAGATCCATTATTTGTGGTGTTAGTACTTAAAACAGCCCAAGAACCGGAATCATTTCTTCTATATTGTAAACTTGCGGAATTTACAGTTGCTCCTAAACTTTTTATAACATGCGTAAAATTAATAACATTGTTTATATTAGTTTGATTAAATGCTATCGTTGTTGGAGATGTTAAAGTGATAATAGGTTTAATAGGTTCTACTATAGACATCTGAATAACTTGACTTGGTGTTTTTCCTATCGATTCAATTATATCACCATTAACATATCTCCCGAATGTTTTTGCTCCTTCTAAAGATACTGTTAAATTTTGAGTGAATGTAGTTCCTCCCCCACCAGCTTCTTTCCATTGATCTCTAGCAGAATTTAAAAAATATAAAGTTTCAGTTTGTAAATCGGAAACGACTTGTCCTGAATATCTTCTTGGGTTTGTTAAATACGCAAGTCTTTCAGCTGTCGTTGAAAATACTATATCTATATCAAGCGGTGCTGCGTATTGTCTTTTAAATTGTAGTGGGAATAAAAAGTCAGCCATATTATTAAATAATTACAGTATAAATAGAAGATTGTGTAAATGGTTGTACCGGAGTAAACACATAAACTTTATAACCTATAGCTGGATATGAATTTGCTCCTTCTACATTTACTAAAGTTTTAGTAAACGCAGTTTTTATCTCAGTTTTAAAAACTGGTTCTTCTACGCTAGTTACATCTCTTAAAGAACTTGGATATGCAAAAATTACACTTGTTGATCCTATTGGTATTGGAATATCAAAAACCATACCGTTTGTTGGGTTTAATATTGTGCTTGTTAAGCTTCTAACTTGTGCTGAATTTTGACCTAATGAATCTACACCATAAAAACATTTTCTTCTGCCTACTATATTAGTAGTTTTTATCATGTAATTTGATGGATATTCAACATCATAATTATTTCCTTTATTATCGTATGGTTGTGGACCGCTAAAATGTCCTACACTAGCTTGTAATACATTGCTTCCATCGTTTATAACAGCACCCGCTGATGTATAATAATTTACTGTTCCAGTATTAACACCCATAATAATATAATCATGAGCAGAACCCGATCTATAATTTTGAAATGCTATTGGATCCCAAACGTTACTAATATTTTTTCCGTTTATAGAACCTCTATCAAAAGTTGCAGTTAAAGAAACCCCTATAGTTCCAGATTCAACATTAGATGGTATATTAGTAGTCAAAGAAACACTTGGATTTATAAAAGTAGGATAAAATATTTTATTTAAAAGTTTTTCCGCAAATTGTTGGAATGTAGTTCCAGATAAAACTAATTGTCCCGCTGAAATAGCACCAACATTTATATCTGAAGTTATACTAGATGATAATATCGGTGATAATAATCTAGAACTATTACTAGTTATAAACGTAATAGTTGATGTTAGTGATGGAGACGTTAAAACCGCACTATTAGAAGTGAAGAAATTTATTGTGGACGAAAGAGGAGGAGAATTTAAATATGCGCTATTAGCAGAAACGAAGTTAAAAGCTGATTGCCAATATCCACTTAATGCTTTGAGATCAGATCCATCATATATGTTATATATATTTGATCCATCACCCCAAAAAACACCAGATACGTTGTTTACGTATAAAAAATTTGAAGCATGACTTGATAAATTTGTACCTAAAGCAAAAGAATTTCTATGTCTAACTAAATTATTTTGACCTCCCAACACACCAGCAACTTCACTTATTACTACGTTATTTCCAAATTGTGTGTTTATTGAACTTAAATTTAAATTTAAAAGATATGGTATTTGTTCGTTATTAAAAAACGTTACAATATATTCGTTTGTTCCATTTTTTTTCTTTAAATAAATTTGACCATCCGCTGTATTAACAGCTGGTTCTCCTAAATCTATAGAAGTTAATTTAGGAACTATTCCAGAAACATCGTTTCTTTTTAATAAAAGAGTATCATATTCAATCATGTTTATTATATAATATTTAGTCCTAAATAAATGTTATTTGACCAATACTGATTATGTTTGCGGTGATTGAGTTTGTGTTTCTGTAGCTCCGGTTGGTTCCGGTGTGGTTTCTGGTGATTGTTCTGGTGTTTCTGGTGGTGTTTCTTCTGCTCCTCCTGCTGAACCACCGAATTCTGGAACCCCACCGCTTATTGAAGATTCTTCGCTAGACCCTCCTCCTGTAAATCCTGAAGCTTCTTGTCCTGCTTGTTCTGCGGCTTTTTGATGTTCTCTCCAATTTGGTCCTAATTGAGCTATTTGATCTAATTCCCATTTTAAAGCAGCATCTTTTCTTAACCACTCCATGTTTTCACTTATTTTAGAATCTGTTAAGCCTAAATAATGTCTTTGTGCAAATGTTTTAGCTATAGAATCGCTTTGTGTTATATCAGAAAATATTTTATTTTTTAATTCAAATTCTTGATTTTTTCTTATCGTAAACCAGCTTGATGGTGGATTAAACTCTAAAGTAAAATATGATTCATTTAATTTTAATTCTTTCCAAAGATTTTTTAATTTTAAATGGGTTATAAATGCTTTTTTAAATCCTTCCGCAAATTGTATTTGCAATCTGATTATAAATTTTGCAAATTTTAATTCTTCTCTTAAAATTTCAGCGCCATCTTTATATCCAGATTCTGGATTTATTCTGGTCAATGGAACTTTTAACGCTTTGTATAATTTGTTTACAAAGTACATTAAATCTTCTAGTTTTCCTAAATTTGCGCCACCTTGTAATAATTCAACATCAGATCCCGTCTCTCCTGCTCTTTTTGCAAACCAAAAAGAATCCAACATCGATTGCGGATCATATATGTTTCCTGCTCCTTGGGCTGAACCAGAATCGTATGTTTTCTTCGTCCAATACGATTGCATTAATTGTTTTAAATATGCTTCAGCTTTAGCTGGAGGCATATTTCCAACATCAATTTTAAATTTTAATCTTTCTGGTGCTCTAACCATTCTATATATAACAATAGCGTCTTCTAAAAGAGACAATTGTTTATATGCTCTTCTTGCGTTTTCGATGAATGGTGTTCTTATTGTAAAATCTTCATTCCATGAATCGGAATGAATGTATGTTACTTGATTTCCTTCAAGTGTTATCAACTGTTGTTGTAAAACATTTGCTGGATTTGGAGTGTTGTTTATATTTTTATTATCTCTATCCTCAAGATTTATCGGTTTTTGAAAAATAAAATTTTGAATTACTTCATTTTGAACATTATCATAAATTGGATTTATTAATTCTCCCGGAATCAATAAAGATCCTATTACTCCCAAATCCTTTTTTTCTTCATGTACTATATTTTCAAAAAATAATTCTCCCTCCGTTAAGAGTTGACGACAATAACCCCATCCTTTTGCGTCTAAATCATATATTTTAATAAATTTAGCAAATTCTTTTTCTAATTCAGATCTAGTTTCAGAATCTAATTTTCCTATACCTGTAAAAATTATTTTTATAACCTTACCGTTTTCGTCTTTGGTTAAAAATTCATCACAAATTTCATCTAAACAATCTGAAATTTCAGCATAAGCTGCCATCCTCCTATATTCAGCAAGTCTTCTGGTCTTATCAGAATCTATTTTAGCATATATAAATCTATGATATGCTTTATCAGAAGCAAAAGAACCGGCTCCACCATCATCTTGATAAAACGGTCCGGTTATAACAGACTGTTTCATTATTTTTAGTTGTCTGTTTTTTGAAATTCTTTCGAATAATTCGTATTTTGGATTGTTTACTTCAAGTTCTGTTGATGTTTGAACGTAAGGTAATTTATCTAAAATAGAAGATACAAATGATCTTCCGTTATTTAATTGTTTTGTAGGTGTTGGAATTATCGAAGCCATACGATTTATTAATAATTAGTTTTTTTTATTGATTATAAACTATTAATTGTTTAAAATCAATTTTTTTATATGTTAAACTTGTTTTATCTGAATTCCTAATGAACATGGTTTTTGAAAATTTTCAACGTTTTCGCATGGGTTTTGTCTAACTATGGTTGTTTCTTTTGTTAGCAAAGAGTATCCAGCTTCGTTTTCTATTATTACATCAACTCGTCCTATGGTCTTAGGTATATTCGGAAAATCAAATGCTAAATAATTTTCAGAATATGAAAATTCGTTTAATTTGATACCGTAGAATGGTATATTTTTTGCTGATAAAGTTTTTATTCCAGAAAAATTATTATAATATGTATGAATATTATTAAAGATTAAATTATTATCACAGCTTAAATAAACATTTGATATATTTAAAAAATTTCCTTTGACTATAAATTGTAAATTTTGAATTGATGATAAAGCTGTATTTAAAATATATAATGAAGATCTGTTTATATCATAAATTTTAGGTTTTGCTCTATATGTTATGGTATCTTTTCTACAAATCATATTATTCTCCACATGTTGATGAGTTTTCAGACTCGGTTTTAATTAATTCATCTAAATCTTCAAATATATTTGAAAAATCATCTTGATCTAAACAAGAGACATCGTTAAAATCAGCATTTATAGTGTAAATTTTTTTGTAGTAATCATCCATTTTTTTGAAAATCCATCCTTTTATTGTAAAACTAGTGTCTGCTACAATTCTATATGATTGATTTGATTGTATCTCAACTGGATATTGTAAATTTAAGTTACCATTCCAAAGTATTTCTGTTCTTATTTCATAAGGAATCTTAGATTCTGTTAAAGAAGGTAATTTCCACGAAATTACTATATATGGATCACAATATGGAACAAAATTACTTATTATTTGATCCATATCATTTTGATATTTTGTTAAAATCGACATATTAACAACTATATTAACAGGAACTGGTTGTGGTATTTTTTTAAATAACTGTTCGCTGTTAGCTTTGGGATTGTAAAGAACATTAAACCCTTCGTTTTTATTAAAAACTCTCTGTTGATCTCTAGAAAGCGATCCTATACTTACTGATATTACTGGAACCGTTAATCCTCCGGGCGCTGGATTTTTTAATGCGCTAAAAACTCTTTGTTTCGGAGCATAAACGTATAAAACTTTATGTCCGCTTGTTGGTTGAACTTGTGTTTTATTTAATTGAGACGTTAGAGTTGGAGAATATGTATATCTTTTAATTATAACATCATTAAAAGCAGATACAAACTGTTCCATTAAAGTTTGTATTTCCCAATTAAATGTATATGATTTCATTAAGAACTATTTATCATTTCTTAATGATAATTAATTTATTAAGATGTTACTGTTTTTACTATAGAAAAATCTATATTTTTTCTAACACATGAACAAACTTGATATGCAAAATTAGTTATGTCTCTACCGTTGTGACCTTTACCATAACATTTTTTACAACTAATAGATGGTTTTTTAACTAATGGTAATTGTCCAATATTTAATAATGGAATATCTTTTTCCGGAACTTCATAATATGTTCCGGAAAAAACACTATATATATTTTTTATATTGTTATTTTGCATTTATAGTAAGAATTGTATCCCAAAATTTATTTCCAGATGATTTTTTGGGATAGAAAAGTAAATTGGTTTCTATTTCTGGTGAAAATTTAGATAATGATTTTAATCTATAATCAAAATATATTAAATTATCATCATAATGTGGTTCTATATCGTAAGGAATAGGGATTTCTATTTTTTCTTCTTTGCTTTTTACACTATCTAATATAAAAGTTAAATAGAAATTTTTTTGATGAAAAATAAGAAGTTTTCCTTGTTTATAAATTTTATCTTTAAGTTCTAAAGATATATTTTTTTGCAGTAAAAATTTACAACATTCTTCTAATGGTGTACCGTTGATAGACATTATGCTTTAACCTTGTAAAATTGACCTTTCTCGTTTCTTGTTTGATAAAAACGTTGACCAGATGGTTTGTTTCCATATGCAGAACCATTTGAATTTTTCATAAAACTTTCTTTCTGCAAAGTTGTCATATTTTTTACTTTTTTATCAAAAAATTCCCAAAATCTTTGTTGGTTTGCGGTAGGAACTGCCATTATAACTTCGCAAGAACTAGCCGGTATATTTCTCCAATCTTGCATTAAAATATCAAATACCGTAACCAACCCTTTACTTGCTGCGTCATAAGGATGAGGTTGACTTGGTGGTTTAAAATTAAATATTTCTTTTGATAATACAGAATTTAAAAAATCTCTATCTCTAGTGCAAAACATTCTTCTAACTGGAGGGACTACAAACTTTGTTCTTCTGTTGAATTTTAATTCAACTACATGTTTGTCACATAATAATGTTAATCCCACAACAGTCATATATTACTTTGGTTCGCAGACACCAAAAATTCTAGCTTCATTCAAGAAAACAATATTTTTCATTCCATTCAATACTGCTACTTGCATTCCTTTATCATTTGGAAACATGATAACATCTCCTTCTTTAACGGTTTTGCAATGAGGTCCAGCTAAAATAACTTTGGCTAGTCTCCATGCAAATGTTGATACGTTGATAGGAACATATAGAGATCCTCTTTTAACTTGGGTTCCATCATCGTTAGTATCTATGTACTGACACATTAAAATGTCATCTAAAACTTTAGTTAAGTTCCATTCTTCTAACATTATTGAATTTGATGGAATGTTTTCAATTTGAATTCTTCCGCCAATTACATCTTCTTGTTCTGGTCTTGCTATCATATGTTATTAATTATTTTTTTTGTTTAAAAAATCAAGCATATCTTCATAACTTTCAATTTCTTTTATTGAGAGTTCGTAATTTGATGCAATTTTTTGATAATCTTGATTTTCTTTATCTTTGTTTTTGTTATTTTTCTTAATATATTTTATGTTTTTTACTGTTTTAGGTAAAAATGTTCTATAAAATTTCAGTAAATTTATATTTTGATTTTTTAAGATCCATCTATTTGTTATTGAATTTATAATAAAACATATAGATGGATCGCTCATTGATAACCATCGATTTATAATATAAAAATTTTTTATACTGTGTTTTTCAACATCTATATTTTTTTTCTTTAGTACAAAATCAATTATGTCGAATATGTTGTTATCCATTACAATATAATTTTTTAAAAACTTTTGCTGATTTATTCCAATCATCACTCAACATACTATCTCCCATTCCGAAATGAGTGACTTTAATTGGATAAACCCCCATTTTAAGTTTATTTCTATTAGCATTCAAGCAAAATGATATATCATAATGATGAAAGTTAAAATTTTCATCGAATTTAGTATTGGTTTCTAATAATTTTTTAACATTTACCGCTAAAAATAACCCGTCTAAAATCAAAGCTCTAGATTCCGTTGGTCCAAATACAGTTGTCCACACTTTTTTATCTTTACTGTGAGATACTTCACCAACAAAGTCCTCTCTACTATTAGACATTAAGTGCCAAGCTGTCATATCAGCTTTTAAATTACAACTTTTAGATCCAGCTAAACCTACAATATCATAATTTTCAAAAGCTAGTGTTAATTTTTCAAAGAAAAATAAATCCTCTATTAAAACATCGTCATGAACGAAAATTAATTTATTATCTATATTTTGCTGGTTTATAAAAGAATTGTAAACTTTAGGTAATCCTTCTTTATTTTCATAAACAATATGAGAGTTTTTTAAAAAACTTTCTTTCTCTAAAAAAAGAGCTAATTGACTTTTTTCTAAAAAAGTTTCTTTATTATGCGGAGTTGCACATACAAATTTGTAATTATTTCTATCAATTGACATATATCAAGATAAATATACTATAGATTTGTATGAAAAGCAATACCTTTAAAACAAGAAACATTTTAAATAAAAATTTAAAACATAACGATATTAACGAAGAAAGCGAAATTGCTTATGTATCAAGATTTTTAAATTCTCTTCTTAAAGAACAAGATGAATTACCAAAATCTGAAGAACCAGCATCAACAGAGGCCGACCCAATTGATAATTCTCAAAAAGATCCTTCTGAATTTACTCCCGAAGTTAATCAACAAGACTTTAAAAACTCTTTAGAAAAAGGAACCAATCCAAAAGATTTTGAAATTGAAGGAACTTCTCCTCACGCTACCGCTGAAACTATTGCTTCTATAAGAGAATGGTCATCTAAACTAGATGATTTTGCTGAATTTTTAAATAATCCCGCTGAAACAACTAGCGAAGGAAAACCATCTTTACATAAAATTCTTTCAGATGGCGATAGAAGCGGAAGTTTGTTAAGAGGCATAACAAGAAAAGCATCTGATAGTATAACTCGTATAGCTGGTGAAGTAGAAAAATTAAAAGAAATTCTAAACACCTACATCATTACAGCACCGAAGAAAATGAGAGATACTGAAGGTCAAGCTGGTTGGACCCAATTTTAATATAAAGAATTTAAAATAAAGCTAGGGTCTATTTTGTTTGTATCTTCAAACATAGCTTTTTCATTAAAGTCTTTATAGTTTCCATCCGTCCATCTAAATACAAATTCTCCATTATTTAACAATTCTATCGTTTTTTCTCTTGAAGAATCATCAATAATAGGATTATCCAAAACCCAAATTCTTTTATGCATTGGAAATTCAGATAATTGGATGCTTTGAGATTTTGTTAAATTTAACCCTGCGGCAGCTACTCCATTTTTAACAAACATTGCATCTATCGGCCCCTCAAATATAAAAATATAAGGAAAATTAATATCTATTTTATCGATGTTAAAAATAGTTTTTTCATATCCACTCTTACCTAAATATTTTGGTATCGTATCGTCCAATGCTCTAGTCTGGTAAAACGCAATTTTTTTATTTCTATCATAGAATGGTATGCATAAACGATTTTTATGTATAAAATCAGATAATGAAATAAAAAGATTATTCGGTTTGTTAACAGCATCGAATAATTTTCTTTCTTTTATATATTTCAAAGCTTTTAAAACGTAAGCATTAGATTTATAAAAAAGAACTTGAGATGGATCGAATAGATTTATAGAATCAAACGGAAGATCTGGTAATTCTTTTTTACTAGTATTAGATAATGCAGATAATCTTTTATCTATGTTTATAAAATTATCATTACATAAAATTTCAGAATCAATTTCTTCTTTAGTCAATCCGGAAACTTGAACTATCCAATTAAAAGCAGACCATGTTTTAGAACAATTAAAACAATGAAAAGTATTAGACTCTGGATAAAAGAAAAGCCTTTTCTTACGCCCTAAACTTTTACCTTCTCTGCAAATAGGACATCCGGCATTATACGTATCGTCATGTTTTCTATGTGTAGGTTCAATAGAATATGAAAAAAACTTGTTTAAAACATAACTAGTTGGTATCTTGGCCATGGCTTAAAAGATAAACGTTATGTATCAAAATATCAAGTATATTTTTTTGGTACGTATAACCCTTGATCGGGAACAGAAATATCAGAAATTAAACTTTTATCTTCACCAAACGGTAAACCATCAGCTTGAATATAAAATTCAGTCATTTTTATTCTTTCCTCTGGATTTCCAAAAATTTCTATTAAAGCTGGGGAGTCATCTTTTGGAAAAACTCTTCCATCTCCTCTATTATAAGAGTCTTGAAAGGCTTTAAAAATAGTATCTATTTCCTCTCTATATACAGGATCGATACTTCTTAACCCATCGTCTTTGATTTCAATATTAGAAAATTTAGTTAGTGGGAGAAAAAATAATACATCATACAACTTAAGAGTTTCTCTGACGATTATTCTCGTTTGATCGAGAAATTTATCAGATACTTTATCATATAGATGTAACCATGACGAATATGCTAAATTATCTAATACGGATCGGTCTAAAATAACAAATTCTTTTTTTGATTCTTCTATAGCTTGATCTACTAAAGCATCAAGAATTATTTTTTGTGATTCTTCCGTTCCGTTTTCGTTACAGGGAAGGTTTTTTTCTTTTATAATATCCCTATAAGTTTTTTGGGGAGTTTCGTACATGGTCCATTTCTTTAAAAAATCGGAAATGTACGTTGTTTTACCTGTGTTTTGAGAACCTACTACAGCTATTTTCATAAATCTTCTATGTTTTGCGTTGAAATATCAGGGAATAACTCGATAGCTTCGTCTGTATGCTCGTCTTCATTTATGCAAGTTATAACTTCTAAGTTTTCAACCAAAACGTCTGTGTGTTGCGATCTTATTTTCTTTGCAAGTTCAAAGAATGATTTAGAATAATCTAAATCAAAATTTCCAATTATATCTACTGATGATGAATATAGTAAAGTTTCTAAAACCATTCTTAATTCATCTTTACTAAGATTTAAAGTATAATTTTTATTAATCATAATAAAATTATTATACTTATTTTTTATTAAAAATCAATTTTTTTTTATTCGAAATCGCTATTTGGTACGTTTTTAGGGTTTGTATCTATTGTTTCTACTGGATTAAAAACTCCGTTTAACGTATCAATTATTTTTTTAATGTTTTCATCTGACTCGTCATCGGAAAGCATTTTTATTCTTTCTACGTCAGTACTGTTTAATTCTTTATTTTGACCGTAAAAATTCTTTAATGATTTTAAAACTGATACTATTTGTTGATTTGATGCGACTGGTAATTCAGATTTTTCATCTGATAACGGAGTGGGTTGTTGTGCGTCAGGTGGCATATCTTGAGCTTGATCAGCACCCGCAACTGGAGCATCCTGAAGACCGTTTTGTTCGTTTATGGTTTTTCTTATTTTTTCACAAATAGATATAAATTTGCTATTCATAAACATATTTACCAAAAAAATATTAATTTTAAATGTATAAATTATAAATATTAATATGATTAAATATTTTTTAGCCGTTATTTGTTTATTTTTAATATCCTGTAAAACAATAAAAAAGAAGGATGAACCAACACCTCCACAAATAAGCACTGGTATATTAAAAGAATCTTTATTAAATACTAGAACCAATTTATCTAATGCTGGAGATTTAAATAACAAAATATCATATCAACTAGATAAAGCAATGAGTTTAGCAGAACAAATAGATTTTATTCTTTCTAAAATAGAAGAAGAACAATCAAAACCAAATTTTAAAACTGAAATCATAAAAAACCCATGAAAAAAATAATATTACTTTGTTTATTGTTGACTGCTTCTTCTTTATACAGTCAAACCAATACATTATCAGAAGCTAGGAGATTACTCCAATTACAAAAAAAAGAACTTCTATCCGCAAAAGAAGAAAATAGAAAACTTGCTTCTGCTTTAAATGATTCTTTTGTTAAAATAACTCAAGGTGAAGTTCATTTAGCGGAAGTGCAAACTGCTGCTGATACTATAAGACAATGGGGAATTGAACAACAAAGCGAATCAATGAATAATTTCAATCAAATGATGATTGAAAAAAAGGAAAAAGAAAAAACTATTAAAAAATATCATTTTTCTAAGTTATTAAATTCTATAACAGCATCTATTCTAGGTTTAGTTCTAGGTTTAAACTTAATGAGATATGTTCCGCCGATTTATTCTTATTACGCTCCATTTCTTCCATTACTAGGTGCAATACTTGGGTTTATTTTAATTTGGTTGATATTGTGATGTTTTAAAACATATAAAGTGTCTATAAAATTTAAATTTTAAAAATAAAAAACATAAATCTAAAAAAGATATTTTATATTTTAATAAAATCTTAAAAAAATCAAAAACTGATATGTTTTTATCATTTTTATCTGTTATATGAAAATGATAAACATAAACTACATATTTTTCGTTATCTTTTTTAGGTAAAAAATAAAAAATATTTTCTTTTTTATTATTAGTATAATATATCCAATAAAATGTGGTTTTTTTATTTGTTATACACCATTTAGTATTTTTACCGTATTTTGCACATGCTTCATAAGTTTTAGGTGTTAAAACTGTTATTAAATCGTTTTCATATATTTTTGTGATTTGTTTAAATTTTTTTTGTTGTTCATATTTTTTATCAAGATTATATATAAAATCTTGAAATTCCTTTGAAGTTTTTTTTAACCAAAAAGATATATCGTTTTGTGGACTTTTTATAATTTTTTTATTTACATAAAACAAAAATTTATTTAATTCGTATTTTGTTTCATTTTCAATATCTATTAGTAATTCAGCATTATTAATATATTTTATTTTGGATTGAAGCAACGTTTCGTATAGTTTATTGAACATAAAAGAACCAAATTTGGTTTTAAATGTTTTTTCTTCTAAATTAAACTGCATAAATAATATAAATATTTATATGTTTGGTAAAATTTTACAAAATGTTAAAAATTTAACTTGGTTTTTACACTCTGGAGTTGCTCCAAAAAACGTTCCAGATAGATATAAACGAAATTTAGAAGATATAAATCACATGGCATCAAAGAAATTTGCTATGACTATGGTTGCTATATCTATAATTGCGTTTATGTATTTTACTTCGGTTGCTATTTTATTTCTTTTTAAAGGAGAGCCTCATGTATCAGCATTAGTTAATATGTACAAAGATATGATTATCTCTGTAGCATCTATAGCGGCTACTTTGGTCGGTATACAAGGATTGGTTGATTGGAAACACAATTCATCATCAAATGTTGAATTAAGCTCTGAGTATATTAAAGAAGAAATAGTAGAAACATTAACAAATAACACAAAAGAAGATGATTATGAAACCACCATCTGAAAAAGCATTAGAACTACTACTCAAACATGAAGTAGGAGGAGGTAAGAACTACTATGAAAAATATCTATCTGGTTTTACATGGCCGGGTGGTGCAAGTGGACCCACTATTGCTATAGGAATTGATTGCGCTTATTACACAAAAAAAGAATTAGAAGATATTTTTCATTTTTTAGATTCTAAATCAATACAAATAATTCAAAATGCATCAGGAAAAAAAGGAATTTCTGGAAAAGAATATACAAAGATATTAGCAAAATCAAAAATTAAAGTATCTTGGGAACAAGCATTAGAGATTTTCAATAAGATAACATGGCCTAAGTTTTCTAAAATGGCGGAAACAATATATCCAGATTTAAATACATTATGCGATGATGCTTATGGGGCTATAGTATCTTTAGTTTTTAATAGAGGAACTAGTTTAAAAGGAGATTCTAGACTGGAAATGAGAAATATAAAAGATTTCATAAGTAAAAAAGATTATAAATCTATAGCTAATGAAATAAGAAAAATGAAACGTTTATGGTTAGGTAAAAACTTAGACGGATTGATCAGAAGAAGAGAAGACGAAGCTATTTTAGTTGAAAGTTGTTCATGATACAAAAATTTAGAGATCCAAATATTATTAATTTAGAAGATCAAGTATATTCTAAATTAAAAGAATTATATAAAGACGATATAGAACCAACTATAATAAAAAATAAAACAAAGTTTGTTTCATTTGAAGATGCTATCAAAGAATTAGCAGAAATAAAAAAAAATTCTATTAAATTATTTTAATATATTAAGTGTATTATAGTATATTAATCTATTTAAATATTAAAATTAAGATCAAATACTAAAATTAAAACAACCACATTAATATCTTATTGCTGATTAATTCCAAAGTCAAGTGTTTTTATTTTATTTTTTTTAATAAAACTTGAAGTGCTTCCTCTTCTTCACCGGAAGGGATTAAACAAGGTATATCGAAGAAACTACCTTTTTTATGTTTAAAATTTAACGCATTATGTTTATTTTCAATAAAATTAGGTAAATTTTTCTTACAAAGTTTTTTAGTTATTTCAATAAACTTATTAGTATCATCAAAATAAGCAGTCCATTCATAAAAACTAGAATTTATATTAAAAAAACATAAAACATCACAATTTATTTTGTTTGAATGGTTCAAAACCTTTTGAACATCATTTTTAATTTTGTTTTCTAAGAATGATTTTACCATTTTAGTTTTAAAAATCACTTTCCCATCTTTAAACAAAGACCAATTATAAAGATAATCTACTGTTTCAGCTCCTAACTGCTGAATATACTCGTATATATCAAAAATTATTATGTTTTCTTTTATATAGAAAGAAAAATAAACTCTATCGTTCAATTTCACATTACGATTATAATACTTTTATATTAAAATTCAATACCTATAAATGTTTTTGGTGGAGAACCAATTCTAACATTTATTATTCCATTATAATAGTCTTCTTTAAGAAGAACATTTTTTTCTAATTGCATTTTACATTCAAAATACGCTAACTCCCATTTACAACTACACGTTTTTAAAATGGTAAACGTAAAATTTTCTTTACCATACTTCTTAATGTCCTCATTTAGATCGTTAGAAGACCCTGTGTATGTTTTCCAGTCCGATTCTTTGAAATCTATCCGACATCTCTTTTTACCCTTTAACGGCTTTCTTCTTATTTTTGATTTTATTTGTTTTTTACCGATATACTTTTTATTTGTAATGTTATTTTTTATTTCGTATATAAAACCAAATGTTTCTTCATTAACATGAACGTTTTCACTTAAAACCCAATGTCCAAAATCATTCATAAAGATCTTCTTTGTAAATTTCTTCTTATTATTTTTATTTTTTTCTTCTTTTTCTTTTTAGGAGATCCAGATATAGCCATTGCCATTTTTATATTAGGATCTGTTACTACATTACCTGTTGCTTCTCCTCCACTCATGAGAGCATCACCAACAGAATTCATGTTTTCTAAAATATTATTAACTAAACGTTGAAAATTGTTAAACATATGTTATGCTATTTTATATATTTATGGATGTTATATCAAAATATAACGAAGAATTATTAGAAGATTTAAAACTGGATCAATTGAATATTTTAGATAAACAATTGATGCTTCCTGCTTTAAAGCATAAATGGGTGTCTCGTTTAATACTAACAAAAAAACAAAAAAACGACTTAGAAAAGAAAAAGAAGTCTCTTAAAGACGAAGTTTTAAAAAAAATAGAAGAAGATGGATTACCAAATGGTGTTCCTAAAGTCGCTTTAAAAACAAAAGTAGATAACACAAAAACTATTATAGATATAAATCTAACTATAGAAGAATGTGAGTTAGTAATAGAGTATTTGGAAAAGGTGGAAAAAATTTTAAGTTCCATGACTTATGATATAACAAATTCTACAAAACTTTTATCAATGGAACTATCATGATAACGGTAAAACTATCTCAAAATAAAAAACAAGCACAATTATTATCAACAGATAATGATGATTTCTGTTTAATTAGAGAAAATTTTTCAATACCATTCAAATCTTTTTCAAAAAATAAAAAGTTTTTCCCTCAACGTAAGTATGCTATCACGCCATCTGGAAAATTTGATATAGGTTTAATATCAGAAATTAAAAATTTCATGGAACTTAATCAAATTCCATATGAAATAGACGAAGAAACAAAAAAATGTTTTGAAATAGGATTTAAAGATCCAATTATAAAACAATATTCGTTATCCTATAGAGATCATCAACAGAAATCTATAAAAAACGCATTGGTAAAGGGTAGAGGAGTTGTTGTAATTCCTACTGCCGGTGGAAAAACTCTCATAATGTGCTCAATTATAGAAAGTTTAAGACAAAATTTAAATGATCTTAACGCAAAATCACTTGTTATAGTACCTTCAATTCAATTAGTAGAGCAAACTGCTAAAGATTTTGAAGATTATGGCATGAAAAATATTACTAAATGGTCGGGAAACAACAAACCAGACCCAAACGCAACCACTATAATAGCTGGAATGCAAATATTATTATCAGATAAAACAGATTTGTCGTTTTTATCTGACGTTAAGATTTTTTTAAACGATGAATGTCATGGAACTAAAAAAGCAAACGAAATAAACAACGTTTTTAACTTTTTAAATACAAACTATAGATTTGGATTTACAGGAACGATGCCACCATGTAAATTAGATTGTTGGAATATAATTGGCAAACTGGGACCAATAGTATACGAAGAAAAAACAGATGATTTGAAACAAAAAAAATATATTTCAAATTTTAAAGTTTTTATTTTGAAAATAAATCACAACCCAGTTCCTAAATTTCCAATAGATATAAACAATCCTACTGATTCTTATAACAAAGAGTTGGAGTTTTTAATACATAACGATAAAAGAAACGAAACGATTTGCAATTTAGCTAATAAATTAAAAAATAATACTATTATAATGGTTGATAGAATAGATCATGGTATAAATTTAAGCTCTAAACTAGAGAAAACAACGACCAGACCATTTTATTTTATACGCGGCTCTACTGATATTGAAGAAAGAGAAAAAATCAGGTCTTTAATGGAAGAAAGAAACGATATAATCGTTATAGCAGTATCAAAAATATTCAGCACCGGTATTAACATACCTAATTTACATAACATAATCTTTGCAACAGCAGGAAAAGCTAAAATAAAGATCATGCAATCCATAGGAAGAGCATTAAGGTTGCATCCAACTAAAACTATGGCGTATATTTTTGACATATCAGATAATACTAGATATGGAACAAAACATTTAGAAGAAAGAGAACAACTTTATTTAACAGAAAATTATAATTATGAGAAAAAAGAAATATAAAAAAGAAGAAGACTTCGGATACGAAGATTTAATCGAAGAAACCATACAAGACGAACCATTTAACGATCTTGACGATGAAGAAGACCGCTTTTCATTCATTGAGAGAGAAATCGAACCGGAAGTTGTAGATGAAGATGACTTGGAAGAAGAAATTGAAGAAGTAGTAGAAACCGAAGTAGAAAAAAAGCAAAAAAAGAAGTCTCAAAAACAAAAATTTTATGTAGATCCAAAAGAATTTGACAAAGAGATAATGGACTACTATGGTAGTGGGAATATATCAAATAATTTAGCTGATATGATAAGTAAAATTTCTCATAAATTAAGTTATGCTAGTAATTTTATAAATTACAGCTACAGAGAAGAAATGGTTGGTGATGGAATAGTAAGAATGATGAAAGCTCTTTTAGCAAAAAAGTATGATCGAGAAAAAGCAAGCAATCCATTCTCTTATTTTACAAAAATAGCGTTTAACGCATTTAGAAATAGAATAAAAAAAGAAAAACATATTCACGAAACCCATGAAAAGTATCAAGAACAATTAAATTTGCTATCTTCTAATTATAATTTGATAACTAAAAATAAAAATACTAAAATAAACAAAATAGATAGATGAGTTTTACTCTAAAAAATAAAAAAATTGGAATTTTTTCCGATATTCATATCGGATTAGGCCAAGATAGTTCATTAAATCATAAAATTGTTTTAGATTTCGCAAAATGGGCGTCAGAAACCTTTTTAAATAAAGGAATATCAGATATTATAATACCCGGTGATATATTTCATAATAGAAATGAAATTTCTGTTGAAACATTATCAATAGCAAAAGAATTTTTTGATTATTTTAATGATTTTAGAATTTTTATATCTACCGGAAATCACGATTGTTTTTTAAAAAATAAAAGCGATATAAATTCTATATCAATATTGAATGGATGGCCTAATATTAATATTATAGATAAAAAAACAGAGATTTTAACCTATAAAGATAAAAAAATATCACTAGTTCCTTGGGGAGTAGATGCAAATGATATACCTTTATCGGATATAATGTTTGGACATTTTGAAATAACAACTTTTAACATGAATTCATATAAAATATGCGATCATGGGATGAAATCGGAGTCATTATTATCAAAATCTCCACTGATTATATCTGGACACTTTCACACTAAGCAGTCTAGAAACTATAAAAACGGTAAAATTGTATATGTAGGTAGTCCATATCAACAAAATTTTGGAGATTGTAACGAAGATAGAGGGATTTACGCTCTAGATTTAGAAAATGAAGAGTTTGAATTCATAGAAAACTTAATATCTCCAAAATATTATAAAATATCAGCATCAAAATACATTAAAGACGAAAATTACATTAAAGATGTTGATATAGTAAGCAATAATAACATCATAAGTTTAGTAATAGATGATAAACTTTCACCAGAAGACATTTTATCCATCAAAGACAAAATAAATAAAACAAATCCACAGTCTATAAGGGTTGATTATGAAAATAACGATAAAGATTTTGATAAAAACGAAACGGATAATGAATACGACTCTTCAAACATACTAAAATCTATAGAAGATTTCATACAAACTCTAGATATAGACAATAAAAAAGAAGTTGAAGATTACTTAAAAGAATTATATAATAAATTAACATGAATAATAATGAAATTGGAATAGGAATATTAGATTTATACGATCAAGACAGTCTTGATCGTTGTTTGGAATCTTTAAATGAGTATAAAGATTCAATATTTGTTGCATCTTTGACGAATAATAAGATAAAAACAGAAAATTATATAAGATATTCATCGCAAACTCCATTAGCAACACTCAGAAATTATATAATATCTCAATTTAGAATTAAAAATTTGAAATATTATTTTATAATTCATTCAAATAACATTATTAAAAATAAAAACTTCGCAAATGACACGATAAAACTCGGAGAAACATTCGGAAGTTGGGTTATTTTTGGAAATGAAAGCAAAAAGCTCTCATTAGAAGATGAAAGTGGACTAGAATTAAACATTTCTACTAAATTAAACTCTGAATTTTTATTTACGATAAGCGGAATTATTAAAAATAACGGATATTTTGATGAAAGATTCTTTAATGGTAAAGAATTAGACATTATAGACTATTTAATAAACTTAAAAACAAAAAAAGTATATCCACCAAACGGTTATCACCCAACTATACCTCAAAATTGGTTTGAAAAAACAAATTCACCCATAAATGCTATAGGATATAAAGATCTTCCAGCAGAAGATAAATCTCTACAGCTATCTTATGGATATTTTTATCATAAAAACAAATATATACCAAACCAAAACGAGCCACAACCAGCATCTTCGGATGAATTATTAAGTGTTATGGAAGAAATTCAAAAAAATTATGCAAAAAAGTAACGTAGGAGTAGCGATTATAACGTATAATCGACCTGATTTTTTCAAAAAATGTTTTAATTCTATCCCACAAGACAAAATTGATCATTTTTTAGTTGTAAATGACGGAGATAAATTACCATTTCATCTCGAAGATACGCAAATAATTCAACACGAAACAAATAAAAACGTAGGAGAAAGTAAAAATGACGCAATGCGGTATCTTTTGGACAATAATTGTGATTATATTTTTACTTTAGAAGACGATATTATAATAAAAGATGATAATATTTTTGAAAAATACATTAATGCATCAAAAGAAACAGGAATTCAGCATTTTAATTTTGGATATTCCCAAAGAGAAAACCTAGATCACAATTTAAAACCAGTTTGGCGTAAAATTATAGAATATAAGAACTCTAAAATAGTTTTAAACCAAAATATATTAGGTGCGTTTACATTTTATACTAGAAAAGCACTACAAACGGTCGGATTACACCATAAAGACTTTAATAAAGGTCATGGAGATCACCTAGAATTGACATATAGAGCATACAAACACGGGTTAACTACGCCTTTCTGGTGGTTTGCTGATATATATGGTAGTTGGGATATGATTGAAAACCAAAGCGACTTTACTACAGACTCAAAAGTACGAAATCCAGAGACAATTCAAAAATATTTCAATGAAGCTAGACAAATTTTTAAAAAATTACACGGTTTAGACATATTTGAAGTACCAAATTTAACTGAAACCGAAGTAATAAACTGTTTAAAACAATTAAAAAATGAAATACATTAAAAATAAAATTGGAGTTGGAATAACAACATATAATTCTGAAGAATATTTCAAAACTTTATATAAAAGTATCGACAATACCAAAGTAAACGAATTAGTTGTTGTAAATGGGGGAGAAAAATACAATAATAATTATGATTGTGATTGGATTCAACATAATAAAAATTTTTATCCAGCACAATCTAGAAATGATTGCATAACATATCTATTAAATAGAGATTGCGAACACATTTTCTTAATTGAAGATGATATGATTATTAAAAATTCAGATATTTTTAAAAAATATATTGAAGCATCAACTATATCCGGATTAAAATATTTTTCTTTTGTTAGTACAGGTCAAGGTTCAGGTTCAGCTTATAATAGAACACCAAAAACTGTTGTTGAATATAATAATAATATAAATTTATCTCTTTATCAAAATATGTGCAATGAATTTACATATCATCATTGTACAGTTTTTAATGAACTTGGTCTTTATGATCCATCTCCAGAGCTTAGAAACGCCTTTGATATTGATATGGCTTATAGAGAAGCTAAAATAGGAAAATGGACAACTCCATTTTGGTGGTTTCCAGACATATCCAATTCAGATGATTATATAGAAAATAATCCAAACGCACAAAGTAGGTTACAATCTGATAGACCGGATGGATCTAGACAACAATTATTGTATAAAACATTTGAATTTTTTAGAAAAAAACATAACATAGAAATACAAAATATACCAACAGCAGATAAAAATGAAGTTATTGATAAGTTAAGAAGAATAAAAAATGAAAATAGCAATAGGGATTAATATTTTTAAATCTTATGATCGACAAACAAGATGTATAGACGTTTTAAAAAAATTAAAACGTCTATATTCAAATATAGAATTGTATAATATATCTTTTGACACTGAAAAGAATTTAGATAGTGATTTTATTCATCTTCCTTTATTAAAAAAAAGAGCAAAAGATATAATCAACGGATCAATATCTGAAAAACCAATAGCAAAAGAGTTTTTTGATGTGCTATCTAATCAAGAATGTGATTATTTTTTATTTTTAAATAGTGATATTTTAATTTCCGAAAAACTTTTAAAAGAAATTTTATCAAAAAAATTTGAAACTATGGTATTTTCTCGACATGATATATACCCACTAACAAGTTTAACAGATAAAATCATTCCTTTTCGGATAGAAATTGCTGGATTTGATTGTTGGTGTGTAAAAAAAGAATGGTGGGTTAAAAATAATAATATTTTTGAAGATTTTATATACGCAGAACCACTTTGGGATGTTGATTTTTCTTTAAAAATGTTTAATTATAGTGATTGTATATTACAAAATAAAGAATTCTTTATAGCTCATGAAAAACATGATTTAAATTGGAATGAAAATTCTTTAGAAGCCAAATATAATTCTTTATTGTGGGAAAAAACACCATACCACGAAAAGTGGCATGAATTTATATATTCAAATTTAATACATAGAAAACCATATGGTCAGTTTTTGACTCCATTGGAAAATGAAAATGAGTTACAAAATAAATTTTTAAAAATTTCAAATGAAAATTGATTTAAAGCACACTACGATAGTATCTTTAAACACTAGAGATCCGGAAAACAGTATAAAAGCAATAGAAAGAAGTTCAAAATATATAAATTTTGGAAAATATATTCTTTTATCTGATAGAAAAATTGAACATCCTTTTATAGAAACAAAAATTATAAAAACATTTAATGATGTAAATGAATATAGTTTTTTTTGCATCAAAAAATTAGTTGATTACATAGAAACAGATTATTGTCTAGTCGTTCAAACCGATGGTTATGTCACTAATCCTTTCATGTGGACTGATGAGTTTTTAAAATATGATTATGTCGGATCTCCTTGGGATAAAAGAGTATCTCAATTAGTATTACATTTCACTAGAGTTGATATTAATTCTTTAAAATCTATACCAAATATTGTAGGAAATGGGGGTTTTTCTCTTAGAAGTAAAAAGTTTTTACAAGAATCTTCAAATCTTAATTACGATTATCCTCTTAATGAAGATATGTTTTTATGTGGAGTATCTAGAAGACAATTAGTAGATAAAGGTATTAAATTCGCACCCATGAAAATAGCAAATAGATTCGGTATTGAGCTTCCACCACATCACGACGAAAAAGTTATAAATTTATGTTCATATTTTGGATTTCACGGAAGAGAGGAATTTAAAAAACCACTTTTGGATTTATTAGATAATTACGATGATGATATTGAATTTATTAATAATTTAAAAAAATTTAAACTTTTATCTTAAAAATGAACAAAGATTTTTTAATTTTAACCTCTAACTTTGGTCAAAAAGATTTATTAAAAGATCCTTCCGAAGTATATGATAATTGCGATTATATAGCTTTTACAGACAACCAAACCGATTTAAAAGTATGGAAACAACAACAAGGGTTTCACTTTTCCAATATAGATAATTATTCAGATCGAAGAGATGCTAAAATCTACAAGATATTAAGTACTACCTTTTTCCCAAATTATAAATACATTGTTTGGATGGATGCTAACAAAGAATTAATAGTAAATCCAAAATTAATAATTGATGAATACGGAGATGCGGATATATTAGGTTTCTTCCATCCAGAGAGAAATTGCATTTATCAAGAAATGGAAATAGTTAAACTTCTAAATTTAGATGATAATCAACTGATTAATAACCAAAAACAATTTTACATTCAAGATAATTTTCCAAATAATATAGGATTATTAGAAATGTCTTTTTTTATTAGAAAAAATACAGATAAAATAAAACATTTAGAATTTTGTTGGTGGGAACAAATTTGCAAATTTAGTTCAAGAGATCAATGTAGCTTTATGTATTGTATTTGGAAATTAAGAAATAAAAATGTAATATACTCTTTTAAAAGATTGAAAGGGTTTGCAAATAATCACGGAGGAGGTAATTTATATTCAAAAGAAATTCCTCATTTAAAATAATATGTGTAGTATTTTATTTTCAACCAAACATAACAATGAAGATTTAGACGATTTAAATTATTATTTAAAATTTAGAGGTCCGGATTTTACTAATGTTAAAACTATTAATAATAATATTTTTATACATAATTTACTTTCTATCACTGGAGAATTTAAATCACAACCATATCAAGATGATGATATTCATTTGATTTATAACGGAGAGATATACAATTATGATGAATTTGGAAACTATTCTTCTGATGGCGAATGTTTAATTCCTTTATATAAAGAGTATGGTGATAATTTTATTAAAAAATTAGACGGGGAGTTTGCAATATGCTTAGTTGATTATAAAAAGAATTTGGTGGTTTTGAGTTCAGACATTTTTAAAACAAAACCATTATTTTATTCTTTAGATGATGATGGTTTTGGTTGTTCTTCATATAAAACACCGTTAGAAAAATTAAATTATAAAAATATTAAAAAAGCAAAACCAAATACTACATATACTATATGTTTAAAAACGTTTAAAATTTTAAAAGAACAAAGTATATATAATTTTGATTTAAAACAACATAAACAATCATATGATGATTGGTGTCTTGCTTTTTCAAACTCTATTATAAAAAGAACTAAAAATACAGATAAAAAAATTTTTATAGGTCTTAGTAGTGGTTATGATAGTGGTTTAATATTTTCAGAATTATTAAAAAATAATAATACATTTTATTCTTTTAGTTTATTAGGGTCTGAAAATGAAGATATTGTGTTGCGAAGATTGGAACTTAAAAATGAAAACTCTACGTGTTATAAATTATATAAAGAAGATTCGATGTATAATTTTTCGCATATGACTATAAAAAATAGGACTGAACCTTTTTATTATACCATTCATTCTTCTTCTAGTGATTATAATGAATACAATACTTTGCTTATAGATGATGGAGGGTCTAATAACTTCGCCTCTATATGTAGAGCAGCAAAAAAATATGAATGTAAAATATGTCTATCTGGTTCCGGAGCAGATGAAATAATTTCTGATTATGGATTTAATGGTAAAAAATTATACCAACATAGTAATTTCGGTGGAAAATTTCCAGAAGATTTAAGTTCAATATTCCCATGGGCGAGTTTTTATGGTTCTACTTTAGAGTCATATTTAGCAAAAGAAGAATATGTTGGAGGAGCTTTTGGTATAGAAATGAGATATCCTTTTTTAGATAAAAATGTGGTTCAAGAGTTTTTATGGTTGCATCAAGATTTAAAAAATAAAGAATATAAAGCACCTATAGATTATTATTTTAATAAAAATAATTTTCCGTATGCAAAACTAGAAAAGAGAGGATTTTAATGAAAAAAGTTGTATTAGATTGTGGTTCTCATTTAGGCGAATCTGTTAAAAAATTTAGAAATATATTAAATGATATAACATATGAATATCATATGTTTGAAGCTAACACTTATTTGTATAATCAAATAGAGTTAAATCCCGAATTTGATGACTGTAAAAAATTTAATTTCGCAATTTCAAACAAAAATGATGTAATAAAGTTATGGGGGTGCGTAAAAAATAAAAACAGTATTGGGTCA